TTGCGACCATGTCGGCGCCGGTCGAATTGCGCGGTGCGCATCCGGCTCGATGCGCACATGGACCGGCCCTGGCAGCGGGAGGGTTTCCGCCATCCCAATCTGCTCGCCTGGGTGCACGCCCATCGGCGCTCGCTCGTCGCCGCCTGCCTTACCCTCGCCCGCGCCTGGGTCGATGCCGGAAGGCCACGCGATCGTCGTGCCACGCTCGGCAGTTTCGAGGCGTGGTCCGAGACCATGGGCGGCATTCTCGATGTCGCCGGCGTGCCTGGATTCCTCGCCAACACGGAGGAGCTCTACGAGCTCTCCGATGCGGAAGGAACGCTCTGGCGCAGCTTCGTCGCGGCCTGGTGGGATCGCTTCGGCACGGCGGAGGTCGGCACCTCCGATCTGTTTCCGATTGCCGGGGAATGCGAGCCGCCGCTGCCGCTCGGCGAAGGCAGCGACCGCTCCCAGCGGACCCGTCTCGGCAAGGCCCTCGGCCGGATGCGCGATCGCGTGTTCGCCATCGGTGACCTGCATGTGCGCATCCGTGCCGTCGGCACGGCGCAGCGGGCGCAGCGCTGGAAGCTCGCCATCGAAGAGGAGGCATCCGCTCGCGGCGAACGCGGTGAACGTTTGCTCGGTCGGCGCGCGGCCCCGGCGCAGGAAGGTGAACGTGGTGAACGTTGTGAACGTTTTTCCGGTCCTTCCCCCGCGCAGGAAGGTGAGCGGAGTGAACGTTGCGACCCACGTTCACCGGCACGTTCACCGACCCAACCCATTGAAAACAAAGGGTTTGGTGAACGTTATGAACGTCGTGAACGTTTTTCCATGCTAGCGCGTGAGGAGACGGCCTCCGACAATAATAATAAAGAGGCGGAAGAACGTTCACCACGTTCACCACGTTCACAAACGCAAGGCGCGCCAAGTACTTATGCCGGTGAACATGGCGGTGAACGTGCCTTCGAACGTTCACCCGCTGAAAACCCACCCGCTTGGCTCAGGGAGGTGCTGTGATGCGCCGCCTTGAGGCCGCCAGCGCCCCTCTGCCATCGCAAGCGCGCCGCACCGCGACCGCCGCAGAGCCGCGCGTCCTGCTTGCCCTCGACCTCGGCACCACCACCGGCTGGGCGCTGCGGGTCGGCGGAGGCACGGTCCACAGCGGCAGCGTCTCCTTTCGCGGCGGCCGTTTCGACGGGGGCGGCATGCGCTTCTTGCGCTTCCGCGGCTTTCTCGATGGCATTCTCGCCAACGCAGGCCAAATCGATGCGATCTACTTCGAGGAGGTGCGCCGCCACCTCGGCACCGATGCAGCGCACCTCTACGGGGGTTTCCTCGCCACGCTCAGCACCTGGTGCGAAGAGCGCCGCATCCCCTACGCGGGCGTTCCGGTCGGCAGCATCAAGCGCCACGTCACCGGCAAGGGCAATGCCGACAAGGCTCTCGTGATCGAAGCCGTCCGTGCGCGCGGCTTCGATCCCGAGGACGATAACGAGGCCGACGCTCTGGCGATCCTGCTCTGGGCGGTCGAGACCCAAGGAGCCGTCTCATGAAAGGCAAAGCCATGCTGCGACGCGCCGTCGCCGTGGTCGATGCGCGCCGCGCGCTCTACGGCGAACCACGGCACTCCATGGAGGCGATCGCCAAGCGCTGGTCGATCACGCTCGGGCATCCCGTGACGCCGGCCCAGGTGGCGCTCTGCTTGATCGATCTCAAGCTTGCGCGGCTTGCCCGCGATCCGCGCCACGTCGACTCGATCCTCGATGTCGCAGGCTATGCCGCGGTGCTTGCGGAGGTCACACGATGAGGTGGCTGCCCAAGGGTTATGGCGGCAGGCGCCGCTCGCTCGAGGAGCTCAAGCGCGACGGCTGGCGCGAGCAGAACCTCCTCGTCGTGAGCCCGCACGATCCGCGCTTGACCTGGCCGGAGCGTGAGCTCGTGCGTGAGCTCGGCGAGAAACTCTATGGCGAGCCCCGCGGCGAGGAGCATCGCCGTGACTGATTGGACGCGCGAGCGAGTCGAAGAGCGGCTCTGCGAAGCCGCCGACGTCATGCGGCGGCTGCCGCCGGTGCGTGTGCAGGGCTACTACAATCTCTGGCCCAAGGTTCTGCATGCGTTTTCCGATCTCGTCGGCCAGGAGCCGCCGCGCCTCAAGCGCCCACCCCCTTCGCCGGAGGCGATCTCCCGCATGGAGGAGGCGCTCGACTGGCTGCGCTGGCTGGAAGTTGACGACGCCAAGCTCGCCTGGGCACGCGCCGAGCGCACCCCCTGGAAGATGATCTGCTGGCGGTTCGGGATCGCGCGCGCCACCGCGCACCGGCGTTGGGAGTACGCCTTGAGCGTGATCGCTTGGCGGCTCAATGGCAGGCGCCTTCCGGCGAAGCGGTCGCGGCGGTTCGTCGTTGAAGGCACGCGCGCCCTGTCAAGATGATTTCTGCGCGTGAGACAATTTTCGGTGAGACATTGGCGGGTGAGACAGACCGCGGCGAATTCGGCTATGCGAAGCGCCAGGCTTGGGGAAGACGCGCGCGGAAGACTGCCGCCTCCACGGCCCGACGGGCCACAGCGTTACGCCGGTATTTGATCCGCCTGCCAACGGGAGGGCCGGCAGCAGGAAGCCACGCAATGCTGCGACTACTTCCTTCAAGGAAGTGCGTCGCTCGCTCAGAACATTGCGGCTCGTAAAGAACTCCCATCGCCGCACCGTGTCGCCAGGGGTGGCAAACTCGTCGCTCAAGCCGACGGGGATGCCGGCCGGGAGCGGTGTCCGCCAACGCCTCGATGAGGATCTGAAAGGCCCTGTCGGCTGCTGTGCGGGACCGTTCTCCTGTAGAGCACCGTGGCATGTTATGAAGCGGCTGTACTTGGGTTCCAAGTACAGCCGTTTCAAAACAGTGGTTCGCGGCCGTGATCCCGAGCTCGCGAAATATCGACATCTTCCAGCGGCGCAGCAGCAAGCAGAGCCTTCAAACTGTCAGCCCGCGGGCGGCGCTGATCGGCGCGGACCACATGGCTCCGCCGTGCCAAGCGCCGCGATCGCTTCTGCGCCCTGTTTTTCATGCGGCGCGCGGCGCAACCTCCTGCTCGATCTTGCGACGGACAGTGCGATTGGCGACATCGAGATCGTAGCGCGCTTGCAGATTGATCCAGAATTCCGGCGACGTCCCGAAATAGCGTCCAAGCCGCAGGGCGGTATCGGTCGTGATCGCGCGCCGGCCGAGCACGATGTCATTGATGCGCGACCGTGGCGCCTTGATCGCATTGGCAAGCTCGTAGACGCTGATCTCCATCGGAGTCAGGAATTCGTCACGGAGGATCGTGCCCGGATGGACAGGCGGCAGGCGTCGGCCGGAGCGCACGTCGGAGAAGTCGATTGCCCCTTTGTCGATGTCTTCACGCTTAATGCTCATTTGTCTTGCTCCTCAATGGTAGTCGGCAATCTCGACATCGAATGCCTCACCGTCTCGCCACACAAAGCATATCCGCCATTGATGACTGATGCGGATGCTGTGTTGGCCCTTGCGGTCGCCCGCCAAGGCTTCCAGCCTGTTGCCCGGCGGCTGGCGCAGGTCGTCAAGTCGCTTGGCGGCGTCGATCGCCAAGAGCTTGGCTCGGGCTCGCTCCTGAATCTGCGGCGGCAGCCCGCGAACGGCATAGCCCGCAAAGATCGCAGCGGTGCGTTTGTCGCCGAACGTCTTGATCACACCGGAACGTACCGCACCACGTTACGTAATGTCAATCGGAACGTACCGCAAGGGGCTACGGCGTTTGCCTAACCCTTTGAAATCACGGGTCCTCCATGGCCGCATTGGTATGCGGGGGGCGATGGCCCGGAAGGGCACCACCGCCAGGCGAAATTTCTGGGAAGCCACCTTCCCGGAAGCCACCCGATGCGTTTGCAACGCTTTGAGGGATTACGGCTTTTTCGGCTGAGGCGAGTGGCTTCCAGGCGGCTTCCGCGCTCCAGCATGGAATCCGCCGCAAGGAAGCCAACGCGCCCTTAATGATCGGACTTCACGCGGTTTTCCGGATACGGCAGGGGCCCGATCGTCACGCCCGCGCTGGTCGAAGGCGGCGCAGTCGGGTTCCAAGCACGCCAATCACGACGATGACCTTGCGCTTTGCGCCGGAACGGATCGAGTTCTGGCCGCTCGAGCGGCTTTCCGCCTATGCGCGCAACCCGCGCACGCATTCGGATGAGCAGGTGGCGCGGATTGCCGCCTCAATTGTCGAATTCGGTTGGACCAATCCGGTGCTGGTCGCAGGCGACGGCACCGTGATCGCGGGGCACGGTCGCCTCGAGGCGGCGCGCCGTCTCGGGCTCGATGCCGTGCCGGTCGTGGTGCTCGATCATTTGAGCGAGGCGCAGCGCCGCGCCTACGTGATCGCCGACAACAAGCTCGCGCTCAATGCCGGCTGGGACGAGGCGCTGCTTGCGGCCGAGCTTGCAAGGCTCAAGGACGATGGCCTCGATCTCGGTCTGCTCGGCTTCGGGGAGGACGAGCTCGACCGCCTGCTCGACGGGTTCGATGGCGAGGCAAACCAAACGGAGGCCGAGGACGAGGTCCCCGCGCCGCCTGCCGAGCCGGTCAGCCGCCCGGGCGATCTCTGGCGTCTCAGCCAGCACCGGCTGCTCTGCGGGGATGCCACCGTGGCAACGGATGTCGCACGGCTGTTCGCCGGCGCGCGTCCGCACCTGATGGTGACGGACCCGCCCTATGGGGTCGACTACGATCCCAACTGGCGCAACGAAGCCGGCGTGTCGGCCACCGTGCGCACCGGCCGCGTCTCTAACGACGACCGCGCCGACTGGCGCGCGGCCTGGGCGCTGTTTCCCGGCGACGTCGCCTATGTCTGGCACGCGGGCGTGCATGCGCGCACGGTCGCGGAGAGTCTGGAGGCCTGCGATTTCCGGATTCGCTCGCAGATCATCTGGGTGAAGCCGCGCTTCGTGCTCGGCCGCGGCGATTATCACTGGCAGCACGAGCCGTGCTTCTACGCGGTCCGCAAGGGCGCGAACGGACACTGGCAGGGCGGGCGTGACCAGTCGACCGTCTGGCAGATCGGACACGCCGGTGACGAGGACGAAGCGACCGTGCACGGCACGCAGAAGCCGGTCGAGTGCATGCGCCGGCCGATCGTCAACAACAGCGTGCGCGGCGACCTCGTCTATGAGCCGTTCGCGGGCTCCGGCTCGACCCTGATTGCGGCGGAGTCGGTCGGCCGCGTCTGCCTCGCGATCGAGATCGATCCGCGCTACTGCGATGTCGCAATCGAGCGCTGGCAGGCCTTCACCGGCAAGTCGACGCTGCTCGACGGCAGCGACCGTACCTTCTCCGAGCTCAAGAGGGAGCGGCGCGCGGCATGAAGCAGAGCCGCCTCATGTCGCTCGTCGAATCGATCGCCAATGTGGCGGTCGGCTATGGTCTGGCGCTTGTCACGCAGCTCATCGTGTTTCCCTGGTTCGGGATTGCGGCGTCGCTTGCCGAGCACCTGGCGATTGGGGCGGCCTTCACCGTCGTGTCCATCCTGCGGTCCTACCTGCTGCGCCGGTTGTTCGAGCACTGGCGCGTTGGATGCTCGGGGGGTGCATCGGCGTCGTTGCCGTCATGAAATGACCAAGCGCACCCGATCAAAGCAATCGGATTGCTGCTTATTCACTTGCCTGCGGGCCACGGCCGCGCCTTCATGACGTCATGACGACGGACAAGACGATGACCAGCGCAATCGTTCCGAGCGCCAATGAAACCTGGCGCTTCCGGGGCACCGGCCACCAAAACGGTTACCGGAGGGACATGGTCTCGGAAGCAGCACGCAATCCTCTGGCGACGGCTTTCGATCCGACGCCCGAGCAGATGCGCGAGCTGCTCGATGCCCGCTTCGCGCGGCATCCTGCCGACGATTTGAATTTCATTCCGGGCGGGCCTGTGAGCCGACGGGCAAGCGAGAACCACATCATGGCATGCCTTGCGGATCGGTGCCGGCGCAACCGTTCCGAACAGGCGGTTCGCGAAGCCGGGGGTTCCTGAACCCCTCTGCGGCCTCCCGCCTCTGCCCTGCGTCGCCGCCCGCGCGACCGGGGCTTGAGGCAGTAGGAGGGCAGCGATGGTCGCTGCCCGTCTACGCAGGGAGCCATCCATGGCGCTTTCCGATACGCAACTCGTCGTGCTTTCGGCCGCCTGCCGGCGGCCGCACGGCAACGTCTACCCGCTTCCTCTCAAGCTTCCGGGCGGCGCCGTCGCCAAGGTGCTCGCAAGCCTCCTCAGAAAAGGTCTCATCGCGGAGGTCGAGGCGAGGCACGAGGACACGGTCTGGCGCGAGGACAAGAAGCATGGCGCGCTGACGCTGCGCGCCACCGCCGCCGCCTTCGAGGCGCTCGGGATCGCTGAGGCGATCGATCGCGATGCGATGACTTCGGCCGTGGAGGAAGGCACTGCGGCGGTTCGATCGACGCAACCCAATGGAAACGAAACGAGCGCTGCCGTCGCAGGGACGGATGCATCCAAGGAAAACACGACCGATGACTCGGCTGGCGAGACTGAGGAGATCGATGAAGCGTCGGCAGCGCAGACAACGGATGAAGCCGACGGCGGAAAGCGCCCGCCGCGCCGCGTGCGCACCGACAGCAAGCAGGCCAAGCTCATCGGGATGCTCAGGCATCGCGACGGCGCGACCATCGAGGAGATCGCCAAAGCGTTCGATTGGCAGCCGCACACGGTGCGCGGGGCGATCGCCGGCGCGCTCAAGAGGAAACTCGGTCTCAACGTTGCGTCGGAAAAAGATAACGTCCGCGGACGGGTCTACCGGATCATCGAATGACTGAAGCCGGCCTCTCATGACCGGGATCGAAGCAAGCCGCCGACCGCAAGGTCGGCGGTTTTGCGTGTGGTTGATCCGGTAAGGGACGTCATGCAGGGAATGAGCGAGCGGCAATATGCGGCCCATGCCGGCATCTCGCGCGGCGCCGTGCAGAAGGCACGCGCGGCCGGGCGGCTGGTGCTGTTCCCCGACGGCTCGATCGATGCCCGCGCCTCCGATATCCGGCGCGCTGCCGCGACCGATCCGAGCAAGCAGCGCGCGCAATCGGGCAAGCCGGCGCGCCTCGAGCCGGTTCCCGAGGCCGCGCTCGGCTCGGTGCGCGAGACGCTCAAAGAGCAGGGGCTGCCCGCAGGCAGTAACGTCACCTTCGTGCAGGCGCGCACGGCGCACGAGATCGCCAAGGCGCATCTCGCGCGCCTCAAGCTGCAGGAGCGTCGCGGCGAACTCATCGACCGGGGTCGCGCCACCGCGCTCGTGTTCCGCCTTGCGCGGCAGGAGCGCGACGCCTGGGCGAACTGGCCCGCGCGGGTCGCGGCGCTGATCGCGGCCGAGCTCGGCGTCGCGGCGCATGCGATGCAGAAGGCGCTCGAAGCCCATGTCCGCGTCCATCTCGCCGAGCTTGCGGAGGTGAAGCCGGAATTCCGCTGAAGGCCCAATCGAATCGAGCGCCGTCACCGACTTTCCGAACGATCACTCTTGGACGACCTCTTTGCCTTCGACGGCTCGGATGAGGTGCTGCAATGCTGGCGCGCGGGACTTGCCCCCGACCCGGCGCTCACCATCTCGCAATGGGCGGACCGGCATCGGGTCTTGAGCCCGCGCGCTTCCGCGGAGCCCGGCCGCTACCGCACCGACCGCACGCCCTATATGCGGGCGATCATGGATGCGCTCTCGCCCACGCATCCCGCGCGCCGCATCGTGGTGATGAAGTCGGCACAGGTCGGCTTCACGGAAGGCGGCAACAACTGGATCGGCTACGTCATCCATCATGCGCCGGGGCCGATGCTCGCCGTGCAGCCGACGGTCGAGCTCGCCAAGCGCTTCTCGCGTCAGCGCATCGATCCGCTCATCGCCGAGAGCCCGGTTCTGCGCGAGCGCGTCAAGCCAGCCCGCGCGCGCGATGCCGGCAACACGGTGCTCTCGAAGGAATTCCCGGCAGGACTCCTCGTCATCACCGGCGCGAACAGCGCGGTGGGCCTGCGCTCCATGCCGGCCCGCTATCTCTTCCTCGACGAGGTCGATGCCTATCCGCCCTCGGCCGACGAGGAAGGCGATCCGGTTGCCCTTGCCGAAGCGAGGACGCGCACGTTCTCCTGGCGCTCCAAGGTCCTCATCGGCTCGACGCCGACCATTCACGGTCTATCGCGCATCGAGCGCGAGTACGAGGCTTCCGACCAGCGGCGCTACTTCGTGCCGTGCCCGCACTGCGGGGAGATGCAGTGGCTTAAGTTCGAGCGGCTCAAGTGGGAGAAGGGCAGGCCCGAGACGGCGCATTACGAGTGCGAGGGCTGTGACGGCCGGATCGAAGAGCACCACAAGACGGCGATGCTCGCGGCTGGCGAGTGGCGCTCCACCGCCGAGCCGCAGGATCCGAACACGATCGGATTCCACATCTCGGCGCTCTATTCGCCGGTCGGCTGGCTCTCCTGGGCGGATATCGCGCGCCTTTCGGAAGCGGCCCCCACGGACGAGGCCAAGCGCAGCTTCAAGAACGGCGTATTGGGCGAGACCTGGGTCGAGACCGGCGAGGCGCCAGACTGGCAGCGCCTCTATGAGCGGCGCGAGGCCTGGCCGCTCGGGACCGTCCCGGACGGCGGGTTGTTCCTCACCGCCGGCGCCGACGTCCAGAAGGACCGCATCGAGGTCTCGGTCTGGGCCTGGGGCCGCGGCCTCGAGAGCTGGCTCGTCGACCATATCGTGATCGAAGGGGGACCCGAGCGGGCGCAGGCCTGGGACGAACTCGGACGTCTGCTCGGACGGAGCTGGTCGCACGTGAACGGCAGCCGGATCGGCATTGCCAAACTTGCGATCGACACAGGTTATGAGGCGGCCGCCGTTTACTCCTGGGCGCGCAGGGTGGGTCAGGCCCAGGTCGCGCCGATCAAGGGCGTCGAGGGCTTCAACCGCGCAGCGCCCGTCGTTGGTCCGAGCTATGTCGACGTCACCGAGGGCGGCCGGAAGCTGCGCCGGGGCGCTCGGCTGTGGACCGTCGCGGTTGCCACTTTCAAGAGCGAGACCTACCGCTTCCTGCGCCTTGCGGTACCGACCGACGAGGAACTTTCGGCCGGCGTTGCATTCCCGGCGGGCTACGTGCACCTGTCGCGCGGCACCGAGGCCGAATGGGTCAAGCAGCTCGTTGCCGAGCAGCTCGTCACGGTGAAGACCAGGCGTGGTTTCACTCGCCTCGAATGGCAGAAGATGCGCGAACGCAACGAGGCGCTCGACTGCCGCGTCTATGCCCGTGCCGCCGCCTGGATCGCGGGGGCCGATCGCTGGACGGAAGCCATGTGGCGCGATCTGGAGAGGCAAGTGGGCGCGATCGCTGACCACGATGAGGGCCGGAGCTCACAGGATGCGCCCGATAGGGCCTCCGATGTGCAAGCAGGACCGATCGCCGGCGTGGTCCGGCGCAGGTCCTGGCGCCATGCGGCGCGTGTTCCGGTCGAGTTACTTCAGTTGACCGCCCATGACCCTCGAAGAGCTGATCGCACAGCGCGACGCGCTGCTCGCCGCGCGGTTCCGTGGCGTGCGCACGGTCGAGGTGGACGGCCGCCGCGTGACCTATGCGAGCGACGCCGAAATGGCGGCCGCCATCACGGATCTGGAGCGCCGGATTGCCGCGGTCGAGCAGGGTGGCCGCAAGCGCCGCATCCTCACCTCGGCCTCGAAGGGTCTTTGAGTGCTCGCCGCCCTCAAAGCCTTCCGCCGCCGAGTCGGGGCGTTCATCGGCGGGTTCGAGGCGGGGCTCGCGAACCGGCGCCTCAAGGGTTTCCAGCCGAGCCGGGCGCATCTCAATACGCTCGTCGCGGCAGCGGGTCCCGACATCACCGCGCGCGCCCGCTGGCTCGTGCGCAACAACGGTTATGCGGCGAACGCCATCGAGAGCTGGGCCGGCAACGTCATCGGCACCGGCATCAAGCCGTCTTCGCTGATCAAGGATTCCGACCTCAAGACGCAGGTTCAGAAGCTCTGGCTCGATTGGACCGACGAGGCGGATGCCGAGGGCTTCACCGATTTCTACGGGCTGCAGCGGCGGGCCGCGCGCGAAGTGTTCATCGCCGGCGAAGTGTTCTTTCGGTTCCGGCCGCGCCGGTCGCAGGACGGGCTCACCGTGCCGCTGCAGCTGCAGATGCTCCCCTCCGAGATGCTGCCGCTCCAGCGCACCGAGGTTGCACAGAATGGCAATGTCATCCGGCAGGGTATCGAGTTCGATGCGATCGGCCGCCGCGTGGCCTATCATTTCCTGCGGCGACATCCCGGCGATGTCACGGATCCGGGTCTGTCCGGCGAGACCGTGCGCCTTCCGGCCTCCGAGATCGTGCACGTGATCGATCCGGTCGACGCCGGACAGTTGCGAGGCATCTCGCGTTTCGCGCCTGCCGTCGTGAAGCTCTTCCTGCTCGACCAGTACGACGATGCCGAGCTCGACCGCAAGAAGGTCGCGGCGATGCATGCGCTCTTCATCACGACCCCGGCCCCCGCCGAGCCGCTCGATGCCGCCGAAGGACGGGATGAGAACGACGAGCGCACCATCGATCTGCAGCCTGGGCAGATCACCATGCTGGAGCCCGGCGAGGAGGTGCAGACCTCCTCGCCCGCGGATTCGGGTCAGACCTACGAGCCCTTCCAGTACCGCACGCTGCTCCAAATCTCGGCCGCGCTCGGCGTGCCCTACGCCTATCTCTCGAACGACATGCTGAAGGCGAACTACTCGAACTCGCGCCTGGCGCTGCTCGAGTTCCGTCGCCGCGTCGAGGCCTATCAGCACGCG